CAAGGCCTGGCAATCGGAAAACAACGACCTCGGCGCGATCATGGCCCCGTTTACCGATGTGTACTTTCCGTCGGTCTATTGGTTCTACCCGCGCACCACGCACCCGATGGAGGCGGACTTTCTCAGTACCTATATCCACGAAAACCTGGCCGAACTCAAACGCATTCGGCGCACGTATGGACGGGCGGAATCACCGATCTATCCCTACGTGTGGTGGAACATTGCCAACGGCTCTGATGTGCCGATGCCCCTTGATATGTGGGAAACGATGGTTCGCGTGACGCTGGACGAGGCGGACGGCCTTGTGCTGTGGGGTGGATACCAGCAGCCCTGGGATGAGAACGCCCCCTGGTGGGTGACGATCAAAGCGAGGCTGACGGATAAGCGGCGGACCGGCTAACGATGCAAGCGATTTCTCTAGACTTCACCCCCTGGCCGCACCAACTGCCGAGTTTGCAGGCGCGGAAACGTGGCTACAAGCGGCGGCTCAAGCTGTGGCATCGGCGGGCTGGCAAGGACTTGTCTAGCACCGTGGGCGCAGTAGACGCGGCACAAGAAGAAGTCGGGATCTATTACCACATGTTTCCCGAACTGGCGCAGGGCCGGAAGATTCTCTGGGACGGCATGGACAATACGGGCCGTCGCTTTCTCGATTACATCCCGAAGGCCTTGATTAAGGGCAAGCCGAACGAAACGGAAATGCAGGTCGAATTCCAGAACGGCAGCTTGTACCAAGTGATTGGCGCGGATCGGTTGTCTTGGATCGGCACCAACCCACGCGGCGTCATTTTCTCCGAGTACCAGCGGCAAGACCCGAAGGCCTGGGATTACATGCGCCCCATTCTGACGGCGAACGGCGGATGGGCCGAGTTCTGTTATACGCCGCTGGGGCATAACCACGGCCACAAGCTCTACGAAATGGCCCGCAAGAATCCGTCCTGGTTCTGCCAAAAGCTGACCGTCCTGGACACGTTCAAGGCAGACGGCTCACGCATTGTCTCGGATGCCTTAATCGACGAAGAACGCGCCTCAGGCATGGACGAGGACCTGATTCAGCAAGAGTACTTCTGTTCGTTTGAAGGCGCGATGCAAGGGAGCTATTACGGTGAACTACTCAAAGAGGCTCGGAGTCAAAATCGAGTCACACTCTTTCGGCATGATCCTCATATCCCCGTCATTACCGCGTGGGATATCGGCGTTGGGGACGCTACTGCAATCGGATGGTTTCAGCGAATCGGCAGAGAACATCATCTCGTCGATTACTATGAATCGAACGGGAAAGGGCTGGACCATTATGCTCGTGTACTGCAACAACGTAGTCTTGAACGAAAGTACCTCTACGAACACGTCGAAGGCAAAATCGCGTGCATCGGCCCGCATGACATGAAGGCGCGAGAGTTCGGGACCGGACGCACCCGGCAGGAGCAGGCGCGAGATTACGGCTTGTACTTCAGGCTGGTCAAGCGACAGTCGTTAGAGGACGGGATCGCCGCCGTCCGCCGTATCTTCCCCGCCCTGTGGTTGCACGAAAAGCATGCGGAGCGGGTCGTTGACGCGGCGGGGCACTACCACAAGGAGTGGGATGAAGTCAAGCAGTGCTTCGGCGATAAGCCTGTCCATGATTGGTGCTTCGCTGGCGAGACAAAGGTATTGACACGTTACGGAACGTATCAGATAATGGACCTTCCACAATCAGGGGAGGTCTTAACAGTATGTGGCTGGAAACCGTACACCAATCCAAGAATCACGCGACGAAATGCCCGACTTGTGGAGGTGGAGTTCAGCGACGGGCTTACGGTGAGATGCACGCCGGATCATACCTTCTTGACGGCAAGCGGGTGGATATCCGCAGAAGCCCTCACGAAGGGTTCAGTGATCCAATCTACCTTGACCCCCTTACGCAGTATTTCGATGGTGGGCTCTATCGTATTTGGCCGCGCGAGACATACCTTACGAGAGGCGGTAAGAAGCTGCACCGAGATGTTTGGGAAGGGGCGTTCGGCCCTATCCCACGTGGATGCCACATTCATCACAGGGACCGCAATCCACGGAACAACGTACTCAGCAACCTTGAGTGCATCGCCGCTCAACACCATCTCTCTGAGTACGGGAATAGGAACCGCGTGCTTAGCGCCAAAGCCTTGGGAAAGGCTGCTGAGTGGCACAGATCAGAAGAGGGGAGGCTGTGGCATCGCAGAAATGCACAGCGGTCAAAATCGTGGCTCAAGTGGAAGCGCGTGGAGAAGCCTTGCCTATTCTGCCAAAAGCCTTTTCAATGTCTGGAAAGAAAGAACGGGCACGCTCAAAAGTATTGCAGCCCAAACTGTAAAGCCGCTGCATATCGTGCGCGTAACCGCAGTCTCAGAACTCGCTGACGTTTGGTGTCTCACCGTTCCTGATTCCGCACACTTCTCCCTTTCAAACGGGGCGGTTGTTCACAACTGCTCCCATCCGATGGACATGCTGCGCTATTACGCGCTGTCCACGCGGGATGAACCGGCGTACACGGGCAGCATCAAAGCCGTGGCGGACTTCGACCCGTACAGCGAGGGTGTGACCGAAGCGGAACATGAGTTCAACCCGTATGAAGTGGGGGCGTAATGGGGATGAATCGGCGCGGTTTCTTGAAGGCACTCTTGAGCGTCCCTGTTATTGCGGCGGCGGCTTCTGTCCCATCGGTTGGGGCGTGGGGTGCGCCAGTCGATTCAGTCTCCGTTGTGCCAGTCACGCGCCCTGCGTATGTGCCGGTCGATGTCACTGTGATGTTCAGGATTGATCTGATGGCATGGCAACTCTACGCGCAGCGCGGGGGGCATTCCGTTTCTGACCTGTACGACGGCCACGATTGGCAGACTCGAAAGGACGAGATCATGCAAGCGTTTCGAGTGAAGGCTGAGAAGATGTTGCCTCGCGTGACAAGGGGGTTGTCGTAATGGCGAAGCCAGCGGATGCCTTACTGAACATGAGTCCCATCGGTCTAATTACGCAGGGCATTACCGGCGACAAGATGACGCCCTTTGGGGACGTACAGAAAAGTCTCGAAGTGCCGGACATTCCCAAGCCTGAGACGGCGGCGCCGACGCCTCCCGGCGTGGATGAGGCGGACACCAAGGCGCGACTCGTCGCCGCAGAGCAGAGCGCCAAGGCCAGGAAGAAAAAGACCGGCACGATCTTGACCAGTGCGCAAGGCGTGTTGAGCCAAGCCCCAACGGATGTCAAGCAACTCTTCGGGAGCTAAGCGGATGGCTGTGAACGTCCAAGACCTCTGCATGGAGTACGAACAACTGCTGAGCCAGCGGCGACAGTGGGAACCGGCCTGGCGCGATCTGGTGGAGTTCATCCGCCCGAACGCCAAGCGCATACGGGATTTCCAAGTGCCAGGCGCGAAGCAGACGGAACGGCTCTACGACCCGACTGCGCCGGATGCGAACCGCAAGCTGGCGAACTTTTTGAACGGGGCGCTTACCTCGTCGTCTACGCGCTGGTTCAATTTGGTGACGCGAGACGAAGAACTGATGCGGAACCGTGAAGTCTCCATGTGGCTGGACGACACTGCAACGAGAATGTACGGGGCCTTGCAGCAGAGCAACTTTAACGCTGCGGCCCCCCAAGTCTACGCCTCGCTGACCGCCATGGGGAACGCCTGCACGTTCTTAGAGGAACGCGACAGCCTGGCCCGTGGCTTCGGCGGGTTTCGGTTTATCGTGGTGCCGGTCGGGCAATTTGTCTGCGGCGAGAACCACGAAGGCATCATTGATACGGTGGGCCGGTCGTTCGATCTGTCCGCCAAGGCCGCAGCGGGCAAGTTCGGGCTGGACGCCTTGCCGGACTACATCAAGGAAGCCTACCGCGATAAGCCGCATGAGCGATTCCAGTTTATTCACCTGGTGAAGCCACGCGGGACGAGCGGCATCACGAATAAGAAGATGCCCTTCGGGTCGTACTACTTCACGCTGCGCGACAAGACGCTCGTCAAGGAAAGTGGCTACCACGAATTGCCGATGTTTGTCCCGCGCTGGGAAGTGGAAGAAGGCGACGTGTTCGGACGCGGACCTGGACACATTGCCCTGCCGGATATTCGCTCACTGAACAAGGTCAAAGAATTGGGCTTGCAAGCCCTCGCACTCCAGGTCCGTCCCCCGCTCATGGTCCCTCACGATGGGGTGCGAGGCGGCAAGACCCGCCTGACTCCGGCCTCTGAAAACGTGATGCTCGATGATCGGGAGATTAAGCCGATCCAGTTAGGACAAGACCTTAAGAGCGAAATGGTGAAAGCTGACGAACTGCGACAAGCGATTCGCGGGGTGTTCCATCGGGATCTCGTCTCGCTGCCGGACAAGAATTACATGACGGCGACGGAGATTATTAAGCAGCTGGATCTCACGCATCGTGAGCTTGGCCCGACCATCGGCAACATTCAAGACCAGTTCCTGCGACCGTTGATTGATCGGGCCTTCGGGCTCATGTGGCGGAAGCAACAGTTCCTAGAGCCGCCGCCTGACTTGGCCGGGGCTGATTTGGACGTGACCTATGAAGGGCCATTAGCCAGGGCGCAGCGATCCGGCGACATGACGGCCTATCAAGGGGCGCTGGCGCTGGTGGCAGGCATGGCGCAGTTCGACGAGCAGGTCCTCGATAACCTCGATACGGACGAGCAAGTGAATTACATCTGGCAAGTGTCAGGGGTCCCGATGCGGCTCTTGCGCTCAAAGGGCAAGCGGCAACAGATCCGAGATGCCCGCTCGCAGGCCGCACAGCAAGCCGCCGCGATTGAAGGCGCACAGGGTACGGCGGACGTGGCGCTGACTGGCGCTCAAGCGATGGGAGCCGCGAAAGAAGCCATGCAACCACAGGGGACCGCCTGATGGACCCGCTTGAACTGGCGAAGATTCAGAACTGTCAACTCACGTTCTCGACGCCCTACGGCAAAGAGACGTTGAAGGATTTAGAGGACGAGTTTTTTGAACGTACGTCCTTTAATGCCGACCCCGTGAAGATGGGCTTTCTGGAGGGGCAACGGCACGTCATTCTCACGATCCGGCACCGGATGCGGCTGCAACCAGACGCACAATCTGTGACCGGCAACGAACAGGAGTAAGGAATGGGCGATGAAGTTACCCAAGGTGCAGGCGATCAAGGCGTTAGTGGCGCGGGCGAATCTGGCAGCGTTGCTCCCACAGGCAGTCAAAACGACTGGACGGCGCATATCCCGCAAGAGTACGCCGCCGAAAAGTTCTGGGAGCCGCTGAAAGGCAAAGGCTTTGGGGATGTCCTCAAGACCTACGCTGAGGCGCAAAAGTTTATCGGCGGGTCCATCCGCTTGCCGGGCGAGAAGGATGCTCCACAGGACCGCGAGAAAAAGCTGAATGATGTCTACGCCAAGCTGGGGCGTCCTGAGTCGCCGGACAAGTACGACCTGAAGTTGCCGGAGGTGAACGGGGTCAAGTGGGATGACAACGCTGTGGGGATGTTCAAGCAGACGGCGCACAAGCTGGGGCTGAATAGCACGCAATTGAATGGCCTGTTGACCATGTACGGGGAGCACTTGAAAACCGGACTGCCTAATATTGAGGAATTGAATCAGAAGGGGGCGCAAGCCCTGCAAGAGCATTGGGGCGTCAATGCCAAGCGCAATGCCGTTATGGCGGAAAACGGATTCAAGCAATTGG